AGCGGCTGCACGTGCATACACACGGCAGTCAAGAGCCTCGTTACGTTCGTATTTCTTCACCCATTCCGGAACGGGATAACCGCGGACAACCCGGTATTGAACCTGCTCCGCCGTGAGCATCCGGAAGAAGTGCTGGTCATATTCGGGGAAGTGGCAGTACCCGGGAGGAGCTGCGCCGTCCTCAGCTCGCTCGAGCTTCAGCCAGCCATACAGCTCTGACTTCACAACCGAAGTGCCGACACTCCATATCCGCACGCGGCCCACCTTCTTACCCGCGGACGTGGTGTGAATCTGCTTCGGTGCAGCCACCACAAGCTGCTGCTTGTCCTGTCCCTTGACTGGGATGACGCGCGTCACATCGAATCGCTGACAGAAGTCATACACCTCCGTGGTGCGGAATCCGGTGTCGACGGCCATGAGGCGGAGCGGCATGATACGCCCATCTTCCCGCTCCCATTGCTCACCGACGACAGCGGCCAGCGCATCCCACACAGCCTTCGATGACGTGTCTCCAGGCAGCACGCGGTAGTCAATTGAGTAGCTCCGCTTGCCGCGGCACCACCCGACGATCTCCACCTCGATGCGATCTTTCTGTACGTCAACGCCCGCAGTGATGAACGCCACCTCCTTTGTCGGTCGGTTGAGCTGGTATGGCTCACGTCGGTTGTAGAGGTTTTGCCATTCCGGAGCATCGCCCTTCTCCTTCCACGTCAGCCCGAGCACCGTGTTGGTGAACGTCTTCAGCTTGTTGTCATCGCCCTGGGCATCTTCCCAATCGCGTGCAGCGTCCACCCATGAGTACCAACCATTCGGGGAGTAGAGCGAGTTCAGGTGGTAGCCAGCCTTGTAGAGCGAAGTGAGTTCCGGCTTCTTGGCCACCCACCGGCCTTCGGCCAGCATCGTAGTCTTGAACCGCTCCTCGATGCCCTCGCCACACTCCTCGCAGAAGTACAACGCCGTCTCCGGCTTGCCCTTGTCCCACTTCAGGTTATCGAACACCAAGGCCTGTTCGTGCTGGCAGTGCGGGCACGGTACCGCGTAGTACCGCTGGTCCGTGTTCAGGAACTCCCGCTCGATGACGGAGCGGCCTTCCACGGTCGGAGTGCTCACCTTGAAAATCTTCTTGCGGGCGAACGTGCGCGTCCGGGCTTCGGCCAGACTGATCGGGTCGCCCTCGCCCTCAAGGTCCAGCGGGTAGCCGTCGATTTCATCGAGGAATAGAAACCGGATCGGCATCGAGCGGAGACCAACGGCGGAGTTGGCACCGGTGAGCACAACCGTTCCGCCGGGGAAGTCCTTCTGGAAGGTAGTGTTGCCGGAGTCGCGCGAACGGGATGGAGCGATCTTCTCCGTCAGTCGGGGAGTGGCCTCCACCATCGGGTCGAAGCGCGTCTTGCTCGCACGCTTCAGCGTCTCGAGTGTAGGCTGAACCAATAGCATCGGACCGGGTGAAACGTCGATGACGTACCCCACCCAATTGAACCCCATCTCCGTAGCGCCTACCTGAGCGCCCTTCATGAACACCACCTCCCTGCACGGGTCGGTGGAGCTCAGCTTGTCCATGATCTCCCGCAGGTAAGGCGTCCGGGAGGTGCGCCACTGCCCCGGCTCTGCGGATGCGGTGGAGCTGAGCATGCGATACCGGTCAGCCCAATCGCTTACACTCAATCGTGGCTCTGGGCGAAGCCCGTCCAGAAAACCCTGAATCAGGCTCATTTTCTTTCAGATGTTAATTCTCTCTCCTGAAACTCCGCCATTCTTTCCAATTCTTTGGCAATCGCTTCCGTCAATTTATTGTGCGCTACGTTCCTGTCAGGTGAGGCGAGTATCTCGTCTATCACCCTGTCCGGTAATGACATGAGCGCAGTGCGCAGCTCCTGACCAAATCCATACAGCGTGGCGTACACCTTCTGCTTATCCAGCAGGCTGCCTTGGATCTTCTTCAGCTCGATAGCTTCCTTCTGAAGTTTGATGCGGGCAAGCTGCCGATCGAGCTCAGCCTTCGATGGACCAATGCCAGGGACGTGACCGGGAGCAGGGGCAGCCTCCGGAGCAGGTGGCAAAACAACCTCCTCCTCCTCCTCCTCCTCCTCCTCCTCCTCGAGCTCCGGCTCTGGGTTCGGCTTGGGCTTCGGCTTCCGGCCTCGCTTCTTAGGCTCCGGCTTCGGCTTCTCCTCCTTGGGAGGACGCGGCGGTTTCTCCAGCTTGGGCTTGGGCTCACGTGGCTGGTCTGACTTCTTCACGTCTCCATAGTTTGCCCGCCACTCAGCGAGTGCAGTTTCATATATGATCTCCGGCCTACCGTTCTTCTGGTTCGTAGTAATGGAGGCCGCGGTAAGCACGCCATTGGCCATCATCCGACGAACGTAAGTGTCAGTGAAACCTATCCTTCGACCAAACTCTCTAATCGATATTACTTCCATACGTAGGGTTACTTGAACTCACCCGAAATCTGCTGAGCAAACTGCCAGTTCCGGCAGCTGTAGTACTCAGGCTTGTCGCCCATCGGGTGGTCGTAAGTATCCCTCCTCACAATATCAATCTTCTCCGCATCCACGATCTTCACGTGGATACCCTTCTCGTTCACGTCGATAGTCGAGCCCGCCTTGTACCGGAACGCCAGATGGAAGTTGTTCTCCCACCGGTACGGGGATGACACCCCGCACAGATAGAAATACTCCGCCTGGTATTCATCGAGTAAGATGTCCAACCTTGTGCTCACACGCGGGCTGATCTGATCGGAGTAATACCCCTTCAGACAACGCGCACAGTGGCGGTCAAGGTTCACTCCCGTGACGTACTTCAGCCACAGGTAACGGAACTTCCTCGTCTGCTCAATATGTAGAATCTTGGGCTGCATTTTGATATACTTCCTTGAACACTTCCACCGCTCGAGCTGCAAACGCATGGCGCTTGCCCTCCGGTAAAGGTAGTCCGAACTCCCGCTCTACCGCGGCCAATCCTTCCTCGATCGGGGAGTCCTGTTTCTTCCGGGCAACGATCTGCCAGGACGATGTGCTGATACGTTCCTCGTGGTGTACGATCTCGAAGCCGTGTCGCTCGATCAGCTCACGCGCCATCCCGCTGGTGTGGTACTTCTGGTAGAACCACTTGCCCGCACGATAGAGTGCGGAGAATCCGTGTTCATCGAGGAACTCAATGTTCCGCTTCCGGAAGTCCTTCAGGATCCTGTTCCTGCCCAACCCGTCCACGAATTCCCATCGGCGGCCACTGATATACAGCGTGCCGCCCGGACGCAGGAGCAGGCTACAGACGTGCACCACGTCGCTCTCAGCATCCAGCGTGTCCACCGAGTTGAGCACGCTGTCACACACCACCACGTCATAGCGGCGCTGCACGATCTGCCCGAACAGGTGGTCCACCATCTGGCCGACTGCGGTCAGGTCGATGCTGTTCCCCTGGCGGTAGTAGAACTCGAGGCCTGCGATCTGGTACCGCTGCCGAGCGAGCTTCTTCAGGTAGTCGGCTTGGCCACATCCGAAGTCGAATATCCGCTGCTGCTTGGTCACCTGCGGAATGACGAAATTCTCATACAGCGTCGACCGGCCATGGCTGTCTGACCTGAGCCGGAACTTCTGAGCGAAGGACTGAACGTAGGTCTCCTTCGCCAGGTGGTCGTAGCTGAACTCTCCGTACTGATCCCGCAGGTAAGCGAGCGCCTTGGCCTTCTTGTCCTGCTCCACGTAGTAGACCAGTAGCGGCTTCTGCAGCGCATGCATCGATACCGCATACTGCTGACCACTCAGCACCTCGCCATCCTGGGAGGCGATGGCTGCGGAGAACTGACCGTGCCGGAGGAACAGCACGTGGATCATTGCCCGCGCGTTCGCTCCGGTCGGCAGCTCGTCATACTGCACGTCCTCCGGTAGGATGACGCGGAATCCCGAGCCGGTCCACGGCGGCACACACACCTGTGCCTCACCGTCGATATCGGAGCTGTTGTGGATCTGGTTGAACCGAACCTCGTCCTCCTCGCTGACGTTCTGCATGACGTAGGCGGGCACGTGCGTCATCCCGATCTCTCGTGCAGCCTTCGACCGCTGGTGGCCAGCGATGATGGTGCCGTCCAGATTTAGGATGATCGGCTTGCCGAATCCCACGTATTTCAGCGATTCCTGCAGCATCTTGGTTTTCTCAATAGTGATCTTCCGCGGGTTGTAAGGCGCGGGCCTGACCTCAGTCAGTGGGATTAACTTCACTCCAAAGTCGGGTGAAGAATCCGGCAAGTGTTCCGTATTCATCGACGTACTGTTTAATCTCCATCTCCAATCGTTCACTCTCCTCAGCCGTCAACGGTATGAGGTATTTTCCGAAGACTACCTTCGGGATAGGTACTGACGTTTGCGCAATGCCGGATCCGAGCGGCACTAATTCGCCTGCCCCTTCCTGCGGGATCTCCCTGCCTGGTCCGGGCGCAGGCGCGGGCGAAGAACCGAAGCCGGGAGGAAGTATCGAGGCATCCTCCTTCAACATCGCGTCGAGCTCCTGTTCGTTGAACCCGAGCACGTCGATATCGAAGTCCTGCACAAGCAGGTCGTTGATCACCTCGCCGAGCATGGCGAAGTCCCACGTCGATAGGTGCGACAACTTGTTGTCAGCTATGACGTAGGCTTCCTTCTGCCGTGGACTGAGTTCACCGACCACCATGGCAGGGATGGTCTTCAGTCCCACTTGGCATGCGGCCATTACCGCTCCATGACCGGCAAGAATCGTGTCCGTTTCGTCCACCACCACGGGCCGGAGGAAACCGAACTCCTGTATCGAGCGAGCGATCTGTGCGATCTGCTGCCCTGAGTGCACCCGGCTATTCCGCGGGTGCGCCTTCAACTTTCGGGGATCCTTCTGCGCAACCTTCATGGCAGCGAAGATATGCAAGTTTGCAAACTGCCCACCGCAGCAAGCAGAGAAATTCCGGGATTAGGTTGCGAACCGTTTGCAATTCTAACGCTAAAAAAAAATCGGGGGTCTGCGCGCCCGCGTCCGGCTCAGCCGGGAAGAACCTAAACAACTCCCTGCGCGTCAATTAGTTACAGACGCACTCAGGCGGGCCATTTCGTGCAAAAATCGCTGTTCATAGGCCTGTCCGATGCCCTTGGATATGCGTAACTGGGCTTTCTCTGTGGTCACAGCCTTGAAGACGGATACGCTGGACAGGGCGTCTATCGGCATATCCATACCTGATGGGGATATACGTCTGTGCCTCCACTGAAAATCGCGGTTGGCTGCATAGACACCTCTAGCCATGACCACTGCACGTGGGGATGAAGGCAGAAAGAACGCCGAACGGATAGCCATCCGCTTTCCACGAATGATCTCAATCTGCATGGTAGTGCTCTGTACCCGGCGTACCCTTTTAGCCTTGGCAGCCATAAAGCCCTTGTTGGTGGGCTGCATCCACACGCCAGAGGATGTGGTCATGGTTGGCCGGAATGCGGCCAGTGGCGTTCGGCTAGATGAAGCCATGAGTGCACCTGCTGGCCCTTGGGTAGAGCTGGCTCTGAGCACGCGGACGTTCATCGCCTTATTAGCCTGAGAAACGGGGATCTTGTAGGTCTCTCGGATAACGCGGTTGGCTTCTGTCTTGGTCTTCTGCAGGGTATGGCGAATTGCCCTCACCATTGCCTGGTTGATGTCTCCGCGGGAGTGCGTCTTTTGGAGCGCCTCAAGCTCCCGGATAGCGTCTTTGGTGTCGACCTTGATCATGCCGCCAAGTTAGCGAATTGGCTGCTAGGTTCGCTCAGTGTAGGGTGAATTGCCGTGCGGTACGCCCGCTTCGTCTTGTACCGCTCCGTACCACCCTTTGTACCACCTACCTCAGCCCCTATAATAATAATAAAATCAATTAGTTAAGTAGTAGTAGTAGTAGGGGGGTGTTACAGTGGTACAGAAATTAGCGTGATTACCCCTTCGTTGAGTGGGTATGAATAACGAATGAATAGATAAAATGAGTTTTATATGTTCATTTGTGTAGTTCATAGTTGTAGGTAACTGTCCTTTTCGCCAAAAAGCGTAACAACGTACCAAAAACGCCGAAACGCGCTGCGGGTGCGGGTTTCCGGCGGTACGCGGCTGCTACAAAAGGGTGGTACGCGGCTGATATGGTACGGAATCGCACCGGAGCAGCACCAATCTTTCACGGAAAATTTGGAAAAACATAATTGATGAATATACATTTGCCTGCAACCATATCCTTATGAAGCTTTACGATTACTCCCTCATCATCGAGCGTATAAAGACGCTCCGGGCAAGCGAATCCATAGTGATCGAATGCCCTCCGAACGTGCAGCTCACTGCATTCATCCAGCGAGTGCGCAGCATAGTTGCCAAAAGCAACATCGACTACCGAACCAAAATCAGCGTGCACTACATAAAGGACACGCGCACGGTTCGCGTGCAGAACAAAACGTCTATCCGGACCAACGGACTTTCACCACAGGCCGAAGCGTTGCTACGCGATATGTGGTCAGGCAGGGTCACGCCTGAGGGTCGATTGTACCTCAAAGACGAATTTCAGATGCTCCTAAACACGTATCAGCAGAAGCTGGACGCACCGCCGGAGCAGCCCATGACACCCCGTCCCCTCGAGGAGGCTGAAGCCGAGCTCGATCAGCTCAGGAAAGAGGCCGCCGAACGGCTCTTGGCCGAAACGGAGAAGATGACCGGTGGCGTAGTGCCCGTGCACATAATGGATGCCGCGCAACAAGCCGCCTATGTCGCTCAGGCCTCGAGCGATCGGGCGACGTTCCGTTATATAGACGAAGACGACGATTGATGGAAACCAAGTCCCCTACCATTGGCGAGCTCGATGAGGCCGGAGTGCGCCTCTATTCACGCTGGCAATCGATGAAGACCGGTGCCGAGCTGATCGTGGTCAGCCGCTCATGGCAGCCAGGCGGCTTCATCATCGTGAATGTGCTCGATGTTCGCCGGGAGCGTACTGCCGAAGTACGCGCCGATGATTGGCTGCGGTGGATCCGCTCCGGCTCAGTGAAACGTAATTAACCCCTAAATTTATACCCTATGACAAACCTTCCTGTCCCTCAGTATCTGACGGCACGCATCCGTTACCGTGATGCAGCTAACCGAAGGCAGGGACTTTAACCACAAAATTATGAACGAAGCACAAAACTTAAACATACCACAAAACTTTCTTAGAAGCAGTAAACCCCTGCTTTTGGTTAGGTGCTGTTATCGGTTCGTGCTTCTTTGTCAAACGAATAAATTTTAATCAAATGGAACACTTAATTTCAATTTCACTAATTATTAACTGCTTAATTGTTTTTCATCTATTCAGGCGGATTGAGAGGCTTGAAAAACCAAAAACAATAAGTTTCGATAAATTTCAAAAACTTAAAACTTTTTACAATAATCATTACAAAACTGCTGAAATGCGAGAATGGTCAGAGCTTAGTAATGAAGACCTTTGGAAGTTGTCTAATACAAGTGAATATCTTAGCTATGATTTAGATTTAGCTAAAAAAGATTTCACAAACACTTTTAAAAAAACGTATGTAGGTCGTAAAATTCAAAATACTGTCGAATGGTTAGCACGTCTTTTAGCATGACCGATAACAGCATGATTGGGCCAACGTGGTTGGGCAGTCGAAGCGCAAGCGGTTCGGTCAGCACCGCATCCGGATCTGCCGCCACTGCGGTGCACACGAGCTCACTGACCAGGCGACATTGAAACGCGCGTGGCAGGTCGGCTCACTGATCCTCAATGAGCCTATTCAGTGCGATCCCTATCACCGGGAGGTAGCCAAGGAGGTTGGCCTGAAATACCTGCCCTACAAGTGCCAGGAGCAATGGTCGGAGGAGGATTTCAAGCGTGCGGAGCTTGAAAAGGATCCGCCAGCTCTGGACGCAGAAACGGTCAAGCGTGCGGTGGAGGCCACCGAAGGAGGTGGCGAATGAGGCCCGGTACCACCGTCCTCTGCGTGGACGACTCCATTCGACCAGAGGCTATGATCGCTGTCGTGAACCACTTCCCGAATTGGGTGACCAAGGGCAAGCGTTACGTGGTGCGGGAGTTCCTGGACAATGATGGCATCGTGCCGGGTCTGCTGCTCGAGGAGGTCCGGAACCCGGACATCTTCATCCCTTTAATCGGCCGGTGGCAGGAGCCAGCATTCGCCTTGTGGCGATTCCGAGAGCTTACGCCGCTCGATCCGGTAGAGGAGGAAGTGGAAGCCGCCTCGCCAGTAGAGGCATGAAACGAAAAACGCCCGGTGGACAAGCCGGGCGTTTTCGTTAGAAACCAATAAACCATGAATGAAAAGCCTCTTTACGGGCCTTGTAGCGGGGGAAGGACTCGAACCTTCGACCTTGTGATCATGAGTCACACGAGATAGCCATCTTCTCCACCCCGCAATGTGATCCCCGTTCTCTCACCATTTCTAGTGGCCGGTTTTCCGGTGGGGATAGACAAATATACTACAACGGCGGTTTACCGCGCCGAAATAAACCGAAGATGTCCCACATGCCCACGCGCTGGCCAAGTACAACCATGGCCACGAAAATGAGCACCAGCCATACCCACCATGGAATGAG